TATTTTACTGTCCGAAACAATAACAGTTGTGTCCGTTGGGTGTAGTTTTTCCGCTACTTCCGGAAGGTTCGCTATGTATTGTCTTTCCACGCTAAAGCCTACGCCTGTGCCGCACATTAATATATACATCAACTCATCAAAAGCTTTTGGATTGTCGATGGGTAAGTAAGAGCAGTTGAACCCAGCTACGTTATCCCTATCCAACGCTTCCCCTGCGGTCATCACGCAACGCATAGAAGGCATAACGTCTAAGTTATGTATAGCTTTATATAGTTTCTTCGACATGTCTGCATCAATCTGTCCACGATCTGCCCAAAAATCGACATATCTTTGTACTGTTTCTTCCCAAGTCTCTCTCCGCTGTTTGTCATCTTGCCAGCGGGCATACCGACTGGCTGCAATAAATTTACTGTAATCGTCCATGTTAGTCCTTATAGTTGATATTCGCCAGCGGTAAGAAGGGAAAGCTTGAGCTGATCAAACAACATGTTTAACTCTTCCGTTTCCATGTTTGTAGAGATGACAACAAGATCGTCTGACTTAGCGCAACAAAAAGCATCTATGTATTTATGTTTAGCCATTTCGTCAGCTAAGTGAGCAACGACAAATTCCACCGATACTTTTTTCTTGTCTTCCCCACCGCTGCTTTTTCTCTCTTTACTAAAGTCACCTTTAATTATTTTCATTCTTATCTCTCTTGTCTATTATGTCCAGAAGCCTCTTTTCGTACCACTCCGCTTTCAGAAGGTCTTCCTTCCCGTTCTTGTAGGGGAACCGCCAGCGATACTTCAAGCTGTTTCCTCTTAAGTAACCGATAAACTCTTCTTCTGTCAGCATGGCCTCTATTCCGTGTATGCATTCTATACCCCTTAAATTATAGTGGGAGGGATGGTTAACGGCGTCCCCTTCAGTGGCTACGCCCTCTATCCTTGTTAAAGCTGTTTTACATAGAGCGTCCCACTCTTCCGGAGACACATCATTAAGTTTGTTTTTAGTCCGTTTGTTCATAAGGTTGTTCCTCTTTTTCTTCCCGTCCTTCGATCTGATTGTCTACTAATTCCTCAAAGATTTCCAAGTTTTCCAAAAGCTTCGTTTCAAAAGCATCCAGTATTTCTTCAGCAGTTATCTGAAGCGCCTCGCAAAGCAAGTCAACATCATAGTCCTGAAGTATTTTTTCCCTTAGTTCATCGACTAGAAGAGACATGACGCATCAACTCATCTACAGTATCTAAAGTATAAAAAGCAAGCCCTTCTTTAGAACACCACTGCCCCATAGTCATCTTGCCGCCCTTCCTAACCTTCTTGTTTGGGTTGGACAGCAGGAAGATAAGCTCCTGATTATTTTGAGATATGGAATCCCGAATTGCTTTGTACTTCATAGTGTCTCCTTCTCTAAAAAAGCCTTTACATTCAATTAGCTTGTTGTTTCCGTATACAAAGTCCGGAGTATAATTTCTATGTATAGTATAAGGGAGTTGAAACGGTTCATACTCCATAGAATTTTTAGGAATCTTCAGGGAAAACTCTCTTTCCAGACCAGACCTAAAGAACTGTTTATTTTCCTTTTTAGAAGCCAACGATTTTCTCCGCAACCATCGGCTCCTTAACTATCTTAGTGAAAAACTTTGGCCCATTTGCGTAGTAAAATGTACGCATTTTTGGGAAGCATTTTTCTTTGAACTGGCAATAAGAACAGCCAACTCCTAACCGCATGTTTCCAGCCTTCCCTTCCGGTACAGAGGGATAACAGAACTCTGAAGGTTCCGGCTCGGACACTAACTTTTTTACATGCCGAACACGGTCAGCAATGTCTCCCTGTAAATGTTCGTACATGGGATCATTAACATCGTCTAAATCGTGCTTACAGAAAGTTAAATGTCCGTTCTGTTTATCCATCGCAAGCCAAGCGAATGATCGTTCACCTTCTGAGTGAGCATACGCCTTAATCTGTCCTACATATCCGAAGGGATCGTCCGCAGGAACAGTCCTTCCTTTAAACTTCTTAAACCCGAAAGTGCTTGAGGACTTAACGTCCGTCACAACCCCATCAATCTTACAATCCATGTGGCCTACGACACCTTCAACTTCACAGCGTTTCTGCTCACAAGTAACCTCGTGTCCGGATGCTCTGGTCAGGAACAACAGCATCTCTTCTATTAAATGCCCGTACATAAACTTAACATAAGTATGCGGCTGGAGGTCTTCCGCTTCTGTTTGATGAAAATGGTTCCAGAGATACTTGTCCGTTCTCCCGATGCCAGACAGTCGAAGCTTTCGAGAGGCAAAACCCTTTTCTCTCTTAAATTCGTCCCGCATTAACTCCTTAACGGCTTCTCCGAAAGTTTCAATTTCTGTGTCAATGTCCACGCCTTTCGCAACCTCTTTAGTGGAGACCAGTTCATAAATATCATCTATCAGTGTGTCTGCGCCCATGTTTTACCTACCTTATATTCCCCATCAAGAGGACAGTTAAGTTTGAATTCAATACCAGCGGCCTTTATACAATCAACAGCCAGTCTGCCGAAAACATCTTCCTTGCCTTTAATAACTTCACATTGGATTTCATCGTGAATGTTACCAATTAAGTTAAAGTCTATACCCCATAGTATAGCATACTCATCAAGCAGAGTCAAAGCTCTCTTCATTATTATAGCTCCTGCCCCCTGTAATAAAGTATTTAAAGCAGAATGCTGAGACCGGACATAAAGAACTCTACCGTCTAGTCCTCTGAGGTGTCCAACTCCTGAAGCCTTTTTTGATACCGCTTCTGTAAGATTTTTAAGTGCAGGGAGATTATCGAAAAATGATTGTCTAAGTCGTTCTCCATGCCTTCCACTTCCCCCAACCACTTCCCCAAGCTTACCATTTCCTGCTCCGTATATAAGGGCATAAATGAAAGTTTTTGCCTGATTTCTAGATTCAAGTCCTGCAAGTTTTTGATTAGTGGTATGAATGTCTCCGTTAATGACCTCATTTGTATACTCCTTGTCGTTCATGTAGTGTGCCAGCATCCTTAGCTCAAGTCCGCTAGCGTCTATACCAACAATTGAATATTCCTCTGGACAAGACCAACAAGTTCTACACTCCTCCCCATAGGGGGAATGTATCGAAGGCACTTGTGCCATATTAGGGCTTGAGTGTGTCATACGTCCGGTTACAGCTCCGTTACTATTAACATACCCATGAACCCTCCCGTCTTCCTTAACAGCCGCTAGCCAGCTCTGTACTTGCGCTGTTCTCTTCTGAAGCATTAAGTATTCCGCAATTAAGGAAGCTTCCGGTATCCCCTCTACGGAACTAAGCACAGCCTCATCAACAATAGCTTGTCCATGCTCTGTGAATTTCTTTGGGTTCCAGCCAAACTTTTTAAGCCTGTCCCCAATTTGTTGTCTGGAGCCTAAATTAAACTCCGGAAAATCTATTCTGGAAAAAGACCCTCCGACTACTTTCTGTTGTTCCCCTAGAAACTTAAGACCTACTGAGGAAAGATTACCATCTTTTTTAACCTTTGGGATTACCTCCTTAACAAAGGTAGGCAGCGGCACAAACGTACTTTGTACTTTCTCCTCAATGTCGTATTTGCTTTCCTTAAGTTGACTAAGAAGCGAAAAAGCATATTTTTGATCCAGTAGCCAGCCCCGTTTAATTTGTTTGGAAATAGATTTTTGAACGTCATGCTCAAGCTTTATAGATTCCGGTGAGAAAGACCGCAGCTCTTCCTGTAATGTGTCCAGAACACGAAGAGTCACTGCAACGTCCTGTTGGCAGTAGTGAATCATTTCGTCAGTAAGCTTAGACCAGTCACTGTGATCTCCTTTGGGAAAGTTGAGCCTTTCTCCCCATCTTTTTAAGCTGTGGCCCCCTTGTCGGGAAGGGTCAGCTAACCTAGATAAAACCAGAGTGTCCACAAGAGGAACTTTAAAGTCTTCCAGTGAAATATCCCACAGCTCTTTTATAATCGGAAAGTCGAAAGCAATTCCGTTATGCGCCACTATCTGATTGTAGTTCCCCGCACTACAATTAAGGAAATCTCTTAGTTGATAAGGCTCATAGCACGTTTTGGTGCGTGTGTCGGTAGAACCACAGCCAACGGAGACAACACAGCACCATATCTTTGTCGGGGATAGCCCGTCAGTTTCAATGTCAAGAACCGCAGAGTCTTTAGAGTTGTACAAGTTCATTAACTGACCTCAATTCGTTTATAGCTACATTCCAACAGTCTGTTTTGCATTTCCATCCGTTGGTTTTATCCACCTCGCCTTTTTCAATAAAGGTAGCCTTATCAAAATATTCCTTTTTCGGAAGCCAGCCTAATAGCCAGCCCGATGTCATGTCTCCACGGACTCTGGTGAAGAAATATATATCACAGGCTTGTTTAGTATTTTGATCAGCAATAGAGCATTCATAATGCAGCTTTGGCTGGAAGCCTGTTTTTTTACTCTTCACATCTATTAGTATATCACCATTCATAATCAAATCATAGTCATAAGTATTAGACCACTCTATCATGTTTCCGTTGTCGAGAAGGTATTCATAAACTAAACCCTCCCCTACAAAACCAGTTAGGTTTCCGGAGCCTTTAGTAACTGAATTACGAAGGGTTCCCATTTCCAAAGATTTCTGATGCGCCTTTGCCATAATATCAGAACTTACGGGCCTTTCTATAATATCTGAACATGAGAATTTAGAAACCATTAGCTGTGTCCTCCGCTGGATTACTTGTTTCCGTTAACCTACCAGTAAACTTGTCGTACTTAAGGTAACAAGCTGGGCCAGTTAGTCCTGTGTAGCGATTCTTGAGAACTCTAACTACTGTAGTGTTTCTTATTTCTTCATTCTCATGCTGCTGGTCACGCTCCATGCCTAAAACTATGTCCGATAGCTGGGCTATTGACTGGGAACCCCTAAGCTCTGATAAAGATATTCTGCCGCCGTCTTCATGGGATTGTCCGGAGCTGCGCTTCAAATGACTTATTAAAAAAAGACCAATTCCCAACTCTTGCACCAATGTTCTTA